GTCTCGCGAAGAGACCAAAGTCTTATTAGATCTAAAGATCTAATAAGATTACCACTAAGGTGTGGATTAGAATCTCAGAAATGAATTCTGATTTGCATCTAGCTGTGGTTACCTCAGATGAGGAGTGGTCGGTGCGGTTTACCAAGTAAGATTAAGGTTTTAAATACCATAATCTTTGTCAGTGTTAGTACCTCTGATGAAGATTCGATCTGAAAAGAAATCGAGAACGAACTCCTCCATAGGGCACCTTACTGGCTTCCTGGGTTTATTAGGAAGTAAAGTAAGTCAAACCCTGCAGATTTGTCATCTGTCCTTTCAAAGGTAGCTGCGGCCCGGGTAGAGTTGTATTTCAAAACTACAACCACGGAAACCGAAGAGTAAAGATTGATTATGCATAGTTAAACTATATCATGTATGGGGATGGTATCCCATTGATAACTTATAACGCATAATCGATTTAAGACTAGATATCATAATGAACTATCAATAAATCTATTAAATTTAGACTATCGAAAGTTCAGATACCTAGAATCTTTACTGCTAGCTTCGCTGTAAAAGGCGGAGTAAGATTAATCAAACACTATTTATTAATAGCTAGAGTAATCGATCCACATTTGACAAGTAACAGAGTGAGACTTACTGTCTTTCTTTTAAGAAGCTTTTGGATAATTTATAAACATCAGAAACTTCCTGGTCTTATTAAGGCCATGAAGAGTATGTATGTTTTAACTATCCAAAGTCTGGGAGGTTACAAAATCACCGATGTTAATCCTTTAGGACCTAGAATTTCTAGAACCAATAAAGGATTACCTAGAGTGTTCCCGGTAAGTGTTAGAAGATTGTTGAGTTCTGGTGATCCATCTACTATTAGATGGGTGTTAAGTATCTTGAGTCTTAGTAGATCTCTTGAATATTTAACACAACCAAAACTTTCAACAATTACTTCTCCATTTACAGGATCTACGGTAGGAATGAATAAATGAATTCAGTTAATACCCCAAGGAATGATTAACCTTGGAGTAACTGATACAAATATTCCATTCCCTAAAGTAGATTTTAAATTGATGTATACCTCATCTGCATCAAGTATCAGAAGCATGGGAGAATATTCTAGCTCCCCAACTGCATTACTTAGAGGTTTAAAAGCATTAGGAAATCATCCCTTATGTTTTAAAGCCTTTACAGTAATCGCAGATGCTATGCAATTTACTGAAAGATATCAATCTATCAGTTATGCTGCATACATGTGTGCTTCTGGTTATTGGACAGATAATTCTATTAGCAATAGAATTGGTAAAATCGGTTTAAAACAGGAACCTCAAGGAAAAGTTAGAATCTTTGCTATGGTAGATCCCTGGACTCAAATGATCCTTGCTCCTATTCATAAGTGAATTTTTAGATTTTTATCTAAACTTCCTATGGATGGAACAATGGAACAATTGAAACCAGTTAGAAGATATCCAGGTAATAGTACCTGGATAGCTTCTTATGATCTATCAGCTGCTACAGATAGATTACCTATTATCTTCCAAAAGAAGATAATGAGTATTCTATTTTCTGATACAGTAGCCCAAGCTTGGGTAGACCTATTGGTAGGTAGACCATATGAACTTACTAGAAGATTCAATGGTGTACCTTACAACTTGCACTTGAAATATGCAGTTGGACAACCAATGGGAGCTCTATCCAGTTGGGCGATGCTAGCTCTAACACATCATGTGATTGTGCAAATAGCCGCTCATTACTCAGGATATAAACATAAATTTACTAATTATGCTATCTTGGGTGATGATATGGTTATTTGGGATCAGACGGTAGCTTCTGTGTACCTATCCATTATGAGAGATCTTGGTTTAGAAATTAATTTATCTAAATCAATTGTTTCTCCTAATGGAACCGCTTTTGAATTTGCTAAAAGAGTATTTATTAATAATATAGATGTAACACCTATATCATTTAGTGAATACTCTGCAGCAATAGAAAGTGTCTCCTCTTTATTTTCTTTTGTGAGAAAATATTCTATTCCTGATCATGTAGTATCAAGACTACTTGGATTAGGTTATAGAAATACTTTTAAGAGTATTAGATGGAGATGGTACCAATTCTATCAATTGATACCTACTGATTTTAGTCACTGGTTAAAAGAGATCCATTTAATCTATGGATCCTCTAAACCATGTGCTACTCCTGCAATTCCTTTAAAAGATCTTAAAGCTTTCTTATTAAGTGAATTACTATCACTTCATAAGATATTTTCAACTTTAATATCTGATATACATTCTGGTTTTAAAGAATGTATACCACTTAAAGGATCAGTTACATTGCTCGCTTCAGGAGAATTTTCCAAGGGGCCTTATGGACCTATGATGTTCTATGAGTTTTTAATTAAACTTTTTAGTGCATATAGTATTCCAGCTATCAGAGAAGCTAAATCTGAATTAGCAGCCATTACACCTTGGATTAAAGCCCTGAAGGGAAAAGGGATGATGTCAAAAATGTTCGGAGGAGCAGTTGTTGAGAGATTTAATCTCACAGCTTCTTCTATGGCACTTTTAGATGCTCATAAAATCAGGTACAACCTTCCAGTCAACTTCTTATATCAAAGAACTGTAACAAGAAAACCTAATAAACCATTAAATGTTTATCAAATGATGGTTAAAATGTTTAATTGTTACAAATTCCTTGGTAATATTAATAGAGATATTAATATGAAGAAAAGACAGTAACTCTGTTACTTAGTGGATCAATCTAGTAATTTAATAGATTACTAATGATTAATCATAAGTATAGAATCAGCATCTGAGCTGGAATTCTCCGGACGGGATTGGTCATCCCATTGTCCTTTTAGGGCACGCGTACCGGAGTCTTATGGAG